ATCCAGATACATACTTTGGTAGTACCTTTGCCCATCCTGGACGACCCCATTGTTCAATAGCTTTACAGCCAGAATCACGGGCAAATTGTTCCACTGTAGGGAACACCTTAGATTGTTCTTCAAAGTCGCTTCCAGAGAAAGCAATTATATGAAGTGTTTTATGTTGAGAGTATTGCAAGTATTGAGTTAAACCAGCACCAATAATATTTAAATCATCATCTACTACCGCCCAACATTGAATGTACTCATTAAGAATCTTTTTAAGATAGTCTGTTAATGTAGATTCTCCTTGTCCATGCTCAATTACTTTCTGAAGTAATACAGAGAGTGTTGACCAGTGTTGTACTGTTTGTTCGGGGGTTAGTAAAATTATTTTCATATTGTTTGTTTATTAATAATTAGACAACTAGGTCGGCAACAATCATTGATTGAAACCTTGCTGGTGTTAAAGCTACACCTGTAGAAATTGAAAAACTTGTATAGGTTAAAGTTCCAGTTCTTTTCCATCCTATATTTGTCCTGCTAGATGTAAATGGGTTGTAAGCGGCATATATCAAATTACATAAAAATATTGGGTTTGTATTGGCATAGGCTAAGGAGCCTGTTAATTGGTCATAGTTTGGCGCTGTGAGGGTTGTTGTAGGGAAATCTTTGTAATCAGTTATCCACAAAGGATTGGCATAACTTGCAAAATTTACTTGTCCTGTTGCATCTTTTACAACAATACCATAACCTGAACTTGATGTTGTAATTATTTTTCCAAAAGGTTTAACTTTGCTAGTTGTAGTTCGCATAGAACCAGAAACATTGAATAACCAATTGTTACCACTTTGGGTCATACCCCAAACAGAAGCCGTGTCACCAACATCTAATTGAATAAATACTAATGGCGGATTTGGAGAAGGATAATAAACTTGGTATTGATTCCAAGTACCTTGTGCAACATTAGAAAAAACACCGTTGTTTGTTAATCCTGTTAATAGATTGTAAGAATAGTAGTCAGTGGATAACAAAAGGTATCCAGTATCTGAAGAAACTGATATTCCGTAGCTCATATTAATATAAATGTTACTGATGCAATAAGAGAAACAGCACCAGCATTTAAAACAATAGTTGCGCTTGTTCCTGTTATTGTTTTTGTTATTGTTAAAAGGTCGCTTCTATAAGCTCCTGATTGTGGGCAAATATTTATCTGTATATCTGAGCCACTTGGAATTGTATAGTTGTATGTGTAATTAGTGTTAGCCGCCATTGACAATAAAAAACTATCAAGCGCAACACCACCAAGCCTTGAGCTATCAAAACAAATTTGCCCTGACGAATTTTGCAATTTTATTCCATAACTCATGCTGATAAATCTCCAATTTGTACTCTTAAAACATTTGATGCATCAAAAACTTTAATAACATTATTCTGAAGAACAAGCCTAGCTCCAGTAGTACCACTCTGAATTGTTGTGTTACCAGAAGAATCTACAATAAATTTATTATTAATAGAAAGACTTCCACCTGTAATTGAACCTAAATTAGCATTAATAGCAGACAAATTAGCTACGGATATTTTATCTGCAGTAACAGCACCTGCATTAATTTTTACAGCTGTAATTGCATTAGCAATAATTTTATCAGATGTAACTGCATTAGCAATAATTTTATCAGATGTAACTGCATCAGCTGCAATCTTATCTGCAACAATAGCTCCTGCTTCAATCTTAACCGCAGTAATAGCACCAGCCGCAATAGCTGAAGCACCAATAGTTAATGCCGCAATATTATTACCTGTAATAGTATTAGCAGAAATCTTATTACCAGTAATTACTTCGTTACCAATTTTACCATTAGTAATTGCACCATCAAGAATTTTTAATTCAGTTACAGCATTTGCTGCAATTTGAGAAGCAGATACTGTGTTAGGGTTTAAGTTACCAAGTACTTGATCAAGAGCTGCCACGTTAATTTTAGTAGCAGTTACAGCATTAGCCGCAATCTTAAGCTCTGTTACTGCACCATTTAAAATTTCATTAAGAGAAATAGTAGACGCAGGAACAATAATATCTAGGTCAATAGCATTACCATCATCTACCTTCCAATGATAGTCTGGAGGAGAATTATTAACAGCAAACTTAATCTTACGACCACCTAAAATAAGGTAGTAAAGAAAATAAGTAGTACCAAAAGGAAATCCTGATAGATACCAAGTGTAGTCTGCTGGGTTAGTTGACTCAGTAGATGAGTTACTATTATAAATACCAAAGTAAGTCTTGTTAGTAGGTGTGTTAGAGAATCCAGTTCCTACGTTATCTGTAGCATACTTAACTTGTATGTATTGATATGTATAAGAACCAGGATCTCCTCCGGGAATATCAGGGTTAGCATCTGTAGCAACAATACCACCATCTAGGTTTAAACTTAATTCATACAAGTAAGCATCAAGATCTTTGTTACCTGTTATAGGAGGATTAAACATATATTACCTCCGATCAGCTGGTCGTACATCAAATGCAAGAGTAGGAAGTCTCCAATAGTCTGTTGATGTAATATATAGATTCATTACACGACCATTAACTCGAGGATCTACTTTATAGCCTTGAGACTTTTGATTGTTAGGGAGAAATGTAAATACATCCGCAGACGTATATGTAGGATTATCTATATAGTTATTCTGACCAAGTACTTTAATACTAATACTAGCTGAACCAGATACTTTATCAAATATAGGATATATAGAGTTAATAATAGAACTACCAGTTAAGTCGCCTGTATTAATCTTTTTAGATACATAGGAATCATACGCTACAAATGTTGTACCATTGTACATGAGATAAGCATCATTTGTAATCAATGTTTGTGTTGAATTAGTTGTAAACAACAATTCTTGTTTAGCATAATTAAAAGTATTACTTACATTTTGTGGAGCATTAAAGGCATAAGTAACATTAGCTAATGTTCTTTTTGTCCATGTATTATTTTTATAATTAAATATCAATGCTTCAGTACATGTTGTTGCATTTCCTTTAGGATAGTTAATCCAGATTTCTTTATAGAAAGGATTACGTACAACATGAACTTTATTAGTGTAACTCTTATTAAGGTTACTAAAGAAATACTTTTTAATACGGAAGTCAGCAATAGACTCAATACTACCTGAACCATTATGAACATAAATATCATTACGGTCTACTACAAAGTGACTACCATCAAACTCACATACACAATCTGTATTAATAATACCATAAGACTTTGAGTATGGAGTTACTTTACTGACATTACCAATAGACAATATATTAATACTGTCTTCAGAATAAATAAACATGCTACCCCTAAGGTCAAGCATATCTAGTACTTGTGATGTTGAGCTTAACTCGAACTCATCTGCTGTATCTGTTGTAGCTCCGGGTTGCCATATTTGTGGTATGTTACCTGTAGGAGCTTGAGTAGAAACACGTACAGTTCCTGGGGCATATGTTGTTACACCACTTTCGGTTAACGTAAGGTTAGCCGCAACAAGAGAATAGTTAAGTGAACGGATTACTCTGGCGGTTACTGTAAGGCCAGCTAAGTAATTCCATCCGGGTAAGGGCTGAAAGGTAGAACCTGCAGTTGCACTACCATATAAACAATACAGTGGAGTTGTCTGACCGTTGTTTACTACAACAGCAAATCCACCGTTAAATAAAGTACCTTGCCAATCGCTATTGTTATATACTGCATCAGCAGAGGAAAACATACTAGATGAATTCCCTGCCGCATCTACCCTGACAATAAACCCATTCTTAGCAAAAATATTATAACCTTGGTCTGGTCTTTTCCAGTGGATACCATAGTCAGGGGTAATAGCCACAGTCCTGTATGCCCCTTCACCCGTAATTGTTTGTACCGCATTGTCGTCAAAACGAACATTGAGTACATCTGAGAAAACGTTAGGAGGAACAATCAAAGGTGATAAGTCTGTGTTGAGACCTCCCTTGCCTAGGTCTGTAATTGGTGTTGCCATGAGATATCCTTTTTATTACTATTAGGTACCAAGTAAAGCGCATTCAGCCTTGCGTCTTTTGTTAAGACCAGCCAACACTTTACCTCCACCCTTATTCCATTTCATTAACTCTACCTTAGCGGCTTCCCAGTCTTGTTCATTAATCTTTCGTCTTAATGTACTTGTCTGTAGTCTACCTACGCCTAAGTTGTAACAGAAGTCAACAATAGCATTTAATTTTTTTTCATCTGTAGCTAGTACAGGACAATACCTAAGTGTTCCGGGCAAATAAGTATGATGTAATTCTTTAAGTAGAAGATCATAAGCCTCAGGCTCAATCATAGGAGGATCCTGAAGCGTTACTTTTCTACCGTCAGCATAATATGTACTGCCGTAACCAATAGTAGCTACATTAGCAGGACACATGTAAGGCTTAGAACTAAAGCCTTCAAAATGTTTACACAAGTCTGCGGCTATAGTTAAGTTCATAGTCCACGCTTACTGAGTGTACGATCAAGGAACCAGTAATTAAGAGTACCAGAGACAAGAGCCGCAAAGTCTGCCGACATCATTACCTTAAATACTTCTACTGGCGGCATACCGTTAACCCATGAATTATAAGCTAACCATACATGGACAAATGACCACAGTGCTAGAATCCAGTATGTTACTACGGGTCGTACTGAGGCTGACAATGCGGCTACCCATCCACCACCAGCGGATTTAACCATTTCTGTTTGTTGTTCAATAGCAGACTGGAAAGCACCCATAACACCTACATCAACTGCTGCTTCACGTTGAGCACCAATCTCAGCTAACTTCTGTTGGCCACGTTGAGCTTCTAAGTCACATTGAAACTTAAACATATTAAGTTCATGACTACGCTCACTTTTTTTATCTAACCATTTAAGAACTTCAGGGGCTAGTCGAAAAAGACCGCCAAACACTGATCCTAAAATACCACCACTTAAAATATCTAACATATATTAATCCTTACATTTATGACACTTTTTATCTTCGTCATGAGAGAGTTTAACACCAGCTAATAAGCCAATAAATCCACCAATAATAGTTTGAAATGCTGGTGAGAGGAGTTTAAAGATCTCTGCATTATCAACTTCTTTGGCCCATAGACCGAGAACA